TAGGTGGGCCAGTTGGTGATTTTGAACTTTTGCTTTGCCACGGAACGGTCTGCGTTGTCGGGAAGATGCGTGATCTGATCCTTCAACTCAGCAAAAGTTCGATTTATTCAACAAAGCCGATGCAGGACAAAGTATGAGTATAAGAGTTGTAAACAAGGTGATGTTAAGTATGAGACTATAGAGAAAGCTATACTAGAACATCTAATGGGTTTAGATATACCTGCGTTGCTGGCTAAACCAGTAGATAATAAACTGGACATATGGAAGAGTGAATTAAACCTTTGTATAAGCGATAGGAACGATTACAAGCGACTCATAGATGAACGTAAGGCATTGGGTAAGAGAGCTAGTGTAGAGTCACTGGAGGCTTTACAGGAGGTTACAGACCGTATAGAAGAGTTGACTTCATTAATTGAATCACACGTTGACGAGGACTTTGTTCCTGTTTTTGATGCGATAGACCTTGAGCGGATAACTGATATAACGAATGTAAAAGAGAGGGGTTTGATAAAGAAATCTATAAATAGTTTAGTAGAGAAGATAACTTACAAGACTGTATCTGGTTTTGTGATGTTGGAGTTTACTTATCTATATCGAAGCATAAAACACGTTATAATTATAAATAAAACTGAAAGTAAAGTAGTAGTAAACTTTTCAGTTGAGAGTAGAGATGATGTAGTTGAATTCGTTTGCAACCAATTTATGATGAGATACTATAAATACAATAACGAGTTTGATGTTATGGGTAGTAGTCTGATTGATTACTCTCACATGGTAAACTTTGTAGATTACTTAGAAGATGATGTAAGTAGATTAGCAAAAGAGTTTCTTGTAAAAAACATGGATAGAATAGTTTTATTATGAGGCTGTTTTGAGATTAATTTATAAATACAATTGTAGAAATGAATACTTCACGGAGGAAGTTAAAGATGGAATGGCGTATTGAAGCGATAGTGTTAGCGATAGGTTTTGTTGTAATGATTAATGGATGGATTATCCCTTATATTCTTGGGGGGGTGTTGGTCATGTGGTTCGTTGCACCAATAATCTTATGGGTTATGAAAAATAATTCAAAAAATTGTGAGAAGCTTGGGATAAACGAAAACAAATGTGATATAATATAAGTGTAGGGAATAAAACATTCCTCAACACCCACCCTCGACGGTTGCTATCAAAACCAGTAACCGTCAAAGAAATATAAATTCCTTCTCGTTTCAAAACTCCCCATTCCATTTTGGGGGGTTTTTATTTCGAAAAGACTAAATAAAATAAAGATAGCTTTTTTAACAAAAGGATTAAATAAGATGAAAGAAAAAAGGACTGAACAAGTTTTATTAAAGTTAACCGCGTCACAGAAAAACTTCTTAGAGGATATAATGAAAGAAACTAATGAAACAAAACTACAGAAAGTAATCTATAACATCATAGATAAAGAACGTGTATTCAACACGAAATAACTGATAACTACTAAATAAACGAAACGAGGTAAAGCAAGGATAGCTTTACTATAATACATAAGGAATATGTAAAATGAGTAACAATACTAACAAAGCAAGAAGAGTAAAAGCAACTGACCTACCATTCTGGGGTAGTGGTGCGGTTAATGATATGAATGGTCAAATCAAATCTACTGACCATGTATATTCTACATGGAGTGCTAACGTCAAACGTTGTTTCTCTATGATATGGATTGTAGAGAATAGACCATCTTACATTCTTGCTGATATGTCAGCAGATATGAAGGTATTAAGTAACTACCATAGCTTCTATAAACAAAACTACAGAGAAGGATATGTGTTAGACAAAGATATACTACTAGATGATAACAAATACTATAGTTTTCAAACGTGTGTCTTTGTTCCAGAGTATGTAAACATTGCGTTTGTTTCATCGTTTAAATCAAGTGGTTTACCTATTGGTGTTAAAGCTGGGAAGAATAATACATTCACTTCTACAATAACCATTGATGGTGTTACAACTTCTCAAACAGGATTTACTACAGCAGATGAAGCACATGCTGATTGGCAACTTAAGAAGACTCAATATCTACTAGATATCGCTAATCGTTATGAGATTGAAACAAATGCGAATGGTTCATTCAATCAGGGAATTCTAGATAAGATTAACGAGAAGGCAACAGACATAGCCAATGATATTGTTAATGGATGGCATACTATTGAAGCAAGTGTTGAAGGTGTACGTAAGAAATTAGGGACTAATGAATACGAAGCTTATATTACTATGCAAGGTGCAGTTCATGTAATTGATACATACGATACACCAGAAGAAGCACATAAGGTTTGGCAACAAGGTATTATCTATCAACTACAAGCTAAGTTAGCTTGGTGGAAATCAGTAGCCCCAAATGACACTATCGTTGAGGATTACATTAACAAAGTAATTAACAGACTTACTAATGATATGAATAACAATATGATTAGTATTGAATACTATAAAGTTTAACAAACAAAATAACATGAGGAATAAAAAATATGATTAAAAATTTCGAAGACAAGTTTGCTATGGGGTTTGGGTATGTAGTATCGGGGGTATTAGCATTATTTGGTAGTATCCTTCAGGGACTAATGTTCATGGCGATTCCTGTATTGATTATACAATTCTTTGTATACGGTTCAGGACTAACATTAGGAGCTTACTTTGCTACACTAGTTGTAGTTGGTGGTGGTATTGGAATCATCTTTTGGTTTATTGCTGTGGTGATGATGATTAAAAACTCGTAATTTTGAAAGAAATTACTAAATAAAACGAAGGATAAGATATATCAAAAGGGAAAGAGAATATCTTATCTAGATAATTAAAACGAAACGAAACGGATAAGGAAATCTGAATGAAAGAATATACTAAAGAATGGAATCTAAGCAGTAACGAATACATCACGGCAGAAATGGTAGCTGAGATGGAACTAGATTCAGGAATCAACTTGATTATAAGTGATGTTAACACAGGTAAAAGTTTCCACTTTGCTAAACAACCGAATACATACTTCATTGCACCACTAGTGAGCATTGTAAAGAGTATTGAAGGTGAGGATGTTTCAACATGGAATGCTAAAGTTAAGGCAGTAGTTGAAGCGGAAGACAGAAGTGTATTCAAGGATATTACACTGGTGGTTGATGAATGTCATGGTCTATTGATTGATGATTATAAAGCACCATTGATATGTAAGTTGATTCAGTGTTTCAAATACTTCAAGAGTGTTGTGTTACTATCAGGAACAGTAGAAGCAAGTTACTTTTCATCATTTGAAATCGACCGGGTATATCGTGTAACTAAGAAACAACAATCTAAGAAAACTATTACTACTTATATTACTAAGAATACTAAAGCAGCGATTGAAGAGATGATTGTTAATTGCAATGAAAAGGCAATTGCTTTAATCAATGATATTGACCTATGTAATACTATCAAAGCGTCATATGAAAAAACAACTGGAAAGAAATGTTTAGTAGTTAACAGTGATGTTAAGAATGCTAAAGAAGTTGTAGATTTCTATGAAGCTAAGAGAATGGGTCAATACGATTTGATAATCGGGACTGATTCAATTCGTGAAGGACTTTCCATTGAGGATGATTTAGAGACTGCTTCTGTATTCATTCTTGATCATCGTGATCCAGATGAGATTGAACAGTTTGTCAACCGCTTCCGTAAAGTAAGAACAGAAAGAACAATCTCATATGTAATCAAGAATGTTGATTATCAGAAATGTAACTATGAAGATGTAACCTCAACTGACTTAATCAATGATGCATATCTAACTGCTGACTCATTGAATACAGCATACAATAAATTCTCAACGAATGTTCAACGTGAAAACTTACGTAAGCAATTCAGTGCTGAGATTAATGCAGCTAACGTATTCTTTAGTGTAAAAAATGATTGCTTTAAAATTAACAAGTATGGAATTGACTTTCAAAGAGCAAAGCTACGTTCATATCAATCAATGATGGATATCGTTACATTCAAATCAAGAATGCAAGATTATGATTATGTAGTTAATATTATTGCCTCTCATGAAACTTCAAAAGAAGCAGCAGCAAGATTAGCTAAAGAATTAAAAGCAATGAGTGAAACACGTAAAGCGGAACGTGTTACTTTATTATCTAAAGTTAAAGATTACTTTGTAAGCGGAGAAGTTGTAGTTAATCCAAGCTCATCAGAATACATGGCATTGATTGAATCCATTAAGTCTCTACGTAGAATTGGACTAAGTGATGAACAGATTCCAATGGTAGTAGATGGAGCAATAGCAGATACAGACTTTATCAGTAAAGTTTGGAAGGATTATCATCATGTTAATACAGGTGAAACTATCCGTGAAGTTATTGTGGATTACTTAACTACATATGAATTACAAGACAAACGTTACATTCACGAAGATCTATATGGTCGCGGTGACATCATGGCAATAGCTATGGTAGTAATTAACAAAGTATGTGAAGAAGTATTTGGTAATAATAAGAAACTAATGGCTCGTAATGAAGAGTGGAAACACTTGATGGAAGTTGATAAGAGAACTGGCTTTATAAAAATCAAAAAGAATAAACACGCTGAGATTTTGAACAAGTATATTAAAGTTGGTAAATCAATTCAACGTAAGAACGAAACTGGATTTAAGCATCGTTATTACAAAATCAATGAGATTACTTTATCTGGTGTTTTCATTGAACAGAATGATATTCAGGCATTGCGTAAGAAGTTAAACATTAATTTAAAATAAGAGGATTGAAAAAGGGGCTAAAGGACATAGCCCCGACATTAAGGAAAAACATAATATGGAAGTTTCAATACAGGAAGTAATAAATGCAATTCGTATAAATAGAATAGCAACACAGAAAGGAAATCTTCAACCAACCGGAAATATAAATCAATCGATTTACTTTGAAGAATCTAAAAACATTAGATTTATATTGGATGTTGAGGGTGGGGAATTAACAATATACTACATTCCCCAAACAATAATCATACCTTGTGAAAATGACATAAAAAATTTTGAGATAAAAACATTAAAAATAGGGTCTATTTCAGAGGGTATTTTAAAAGAAACTATAAATAGTATTGTAAGTTTAAAAGAGTATCAAAAGGAATTGATAATCTTGGCAGCAAAACTTGCAATTAACCGAAAAGGTAAATTAATTTTAATTAAGTAAAGGAATACGAGAAATGCAGATTAACAGAAAGCAATTTGATAACACAGACTTCACCGATTACTATCAAGGAATGATGGAATTGTTTGGTGAAGACTTAGCAACTGAGGAATTAAAATTAGAATTAGAATCTCATAATATGGGTTCTGAACGGTACATGAAACGTTTAGAATCAAGTATAGCACGTGAAGAAGTGACAACAGATGTATCAGTAAAGCCTATTGTTCAAACTTTAATACCACGTGTTTCAGCAAAGATTACAACATGGTTGGAGACACAAGAGAATAAGAGCGGTAGAAAGTCATCAGTTTATCCAGTGTTCAAACATTTAAATCCATACGTTGTATCATTCATTGGTATTAAGATTGCTCTAACCAAACTCATTAAGAATGAAATGGTAACTGTTCAAAACATCGGAACATTAATTGGTCGAGCATTAGAAGAAGAAATTAGATTTAATCGGTTACGCAAGTCAGAAGAAAACTTTGTAAGACGCGTATCAGGTGGTGCAAAACGTAGAATTGGTAGTAACTATAAAAGACTATACCTAACCAGCACCGAACAACATATTATTGATAACAGTAAAGGTGAAGTAGAAGAGTGGGATCGTTGGTCTAATGCACAAGCAGCATCAGTAGGTATTATGGTGATTGACTTTATCATTACTTCAACTGGATTACTTGAGCGTGAAATAACTAACAAGAATGGTAAATCACATTCTGAGATTAAGATTACAAAACCATATAAAGACCAGATAGTTAACAGAGCATTTGCTTTAAGTTCAATCAGTCCGATGTATCAACCAATGATTGTTCCTCCTAAACCTTGGACTGATATTCACAACGGTGGTTACTATACTAAGTCACGTGCTCCACTATCATTCATTCGAATTAATAACCGTGAAGCTCTAAAGCGTTATGATGATGTAGATTTAACAAGAATCTTTGATGCAATTAACACAGCACAAGATACGGCGTGGAAGATTAACACTAAAGTATTGGATGTAGTTAAAGAGATGTATCAATGGGAATATCCACTAGCTGGAATTCCGGGATCTAATGAGATTGAGTTACCGGGTCGTTATGCTGGAATGGATGAAGACACTGATGAAGCAAGAAGACTACTTAAGAAATGGAAGAAAGAATGTGTTCCAGTTTACCGAAAAGAAAAGGCGAGAGTATCGAAACGTTTAGCGACTGAGTTTATTGTTGGTCAAGCAGATAAATTCAGTGAATATAAATCAATATACTTTCCACACAATCTTGATTTCCGTGGTCGCATTTATGCAGTTCCTCTATTCAATCCACAAGGTAACGACTTAACTAAATCACTACTAACATTTGCCAATGGTAAAGCAATTGGTGAGACAGGATTCTACTTTCTAAAGATTCACGGTGCTAACTGTGCAGGTGTTGATAAAGTAGATTTTGAATCTCGTGTTAAGTGGATTCATGATAACGAAGAGATGATTATAGCTTGTGCTACTGATCCACTAGTTAATCGTCAGTGGGCAGATATGGATTCTCCATTGATGTTCTTAGCATTCTGTTTTGAATATCATCAAGTTAAAGTTAACGGATTAGAATATGTTTCAACACTACCAATTTCATTCGATGGTAGCAACTCAGGAGCACAACATTTTTCTGCAATGCTTCGTGATGAAGTTGGAGCAGTAGCGGTAAACTTAACTCAAAGTGATAAACCACAAGACATATATCAAATAGTAGCAGACGCAGTAATTGTGAAGTTACAAGGTGATTTACTAAATGGAACGGGAAACAAAAGTGAAACCATTACTGATTCAGATGGTTCAATATATGAGAAGACAGTTTATGGAACAAAAGAATTAGCAAATCAGTGGTTAAAGTTTGGCGTAACACGTAAGGTAACAAAGCGTTGTGTAATGACTGTAGTATACAGTGCAACAAAATTTGGTTTTAGTGATCAGATTATGGAAGATACAGTAAGACCAGCAATCGATGATGGTAAAGGATACATGTTCATTGAACCACGTCAAAACTGTCAATATATGGCTTCGTTAATTTGGGATGTATGCCACGAAGTAATCTCTTCAGCAATGAATGCAATGGAGTGGTTAAAAACAGCAGCTAAACTACTTTCTAAAGAAGTTAAAGTTAATGGTGTTGTAGTTAAAGAAACTCTTCCAGTGTTTTGGGTTACTCCTGATAACTTCCCTGTTTGGCAATGTTATTATAAACAAAACAAAGTTAGTATCTCAACGTTCATTCACGGTGTTGAAGCAAGAGCCAAGATTAGTGAAGATGATACTTCAACTATCAATACAACAAAACAATCATCAGGTGTTGCACCTAATTTCGTACATAGTATGGACGCATCACATTTAAGAATGACTGTCAATCATGCTAAAGATGTATATGGTATTACATCATTTAGTCTAATCCATGATTCATTTGGAACAGTAGCAGCAGATGCTGAGAATCTTTTCAAAAGTGTTCGTGAAGCATTCGTTGATATGTATAAGAACAACGATGTAATTCAAGAGTTTTACTATCAGTTTGAATCGCAACTACATGAATCACAACTTGAAAGTATGCCATTCATACCAGCACGTGGAAACTTTGATATTAATGAAGTGTTAAGCAGTTTATATTGCTTCGCTTAATTAATAAAACTATAAATACAACGTAATGAAAACAAAAGTGACTCTAAAGGTAGGGTCACATAAAACTTTAAGGAATCTAATAAAATGAAAACAATTACTCTAAAAACTAAAATGAAAGCATCAAATACCACTATAGAAATCGTAGTGGCTTTAGATAAAGAAATGGACTTATATGAAGTCAGTCGTAATCTTGTAACACCAAAAGAAACACGGTATCTAGATGATGACTGTATTGAAATGTGCGGTTTTGATAATGTTGAATATCGTAACCTATTAGAAGAAATACTACCAAACGTAGAAGTATTGCTTCGGACTGATGGTGATATTGATGCATTCAATGAAGAATTAATTGAGACACTAACAAATAACAAACTACCAAAAGATTATATTAAGATGTTTAAGGAATAATAAGATGAATGATGAAGTAAAATATGGAACCTCACAATTTGAAGCTGATGATGGAAGTAATAAAGTATGGTTGCAACGTCGAGATGGAGTATATTTTGTACGTTGGAATGATGGTGATGAAGTAGAGGTGACTGATACATACATAGCTTCTATTACTAAAGTTGAGTTATTTTATATTAGTCAATTGACACTGTTGATTGATAACTTAGACACAGAAGAATAAAAAACAATCCTCCAAAAGATTAAAAGCCCGGCTCATGTAGCTGGGCTTTTTTGTTTCCTATTAGAGAAACACAACATGGAGGTATCACAATGGATACTAAAACTTATATCATAACTACTACCACTACTGAATATCCAGTTGAAGCAGATAGTTTTGAAACAGCATACTTGAATGCTTTTGACTCAATTCCAAATGGTGATGAGATCACTGGTATTGAGCAACGTGATATTACTATCAATACTAAGAAATATATTGTCACCATCGAAGATGATTATGGTCGCAAGCAATATACAGTAAGGGCATTGGATTATAACGAAGCATATGAATATGCAGTTAATAACTTAATGCCACGACAAGTATTGATTTCAGTGAAACTTAGTAAGATTCAGTAATGGCTAATAAGTATAGATCTGGTTTCGAACAGAAAGTAGCTTCTAAACTTAATCCATCTGATTTCACTTATGAGACTAGCCACTACAAGTATGTGGTGGTTAAAACCTATACACCTGATTTTGTCTTGAGTAATGGAATACTCGTTGAGACTAAAGGTAGGTGGACTAGTGAAGATAGAACTAAGCATAAGTTAGTAAGAGAAGCTAACCCTGATTTAGATATAAGATTTCTATTTCAGAAAGATAATAAATTAAGTCCAAAATCCAAAACGCATTACTCCGACTATTGTAAAAAGAAAGGTTGGAAGTTTGCTATTGGAAACGAAATACCAAAGGATTGGTTAAACGAATGAATATTTTTGAAATGTTAAAATATGATGAGGGTATTAAAAATACTTTATATAAAGACACGCTTGGGTATTACACAATTGGCATAGGCCATTTAGTAACTAAAGAAGCAAATAAAACAAGGGCTCTTGAAATTTTGGATAAAAAATTTTCAAGAGCAACTAATGGAACATTAACAGATAAAGAAGTAGAGATACTATTCAATGAAGATGTTCAAACTGCAATAAATCAAATTAAACAAAACAGAGTAGTAAACGATGTATATCAAAGTCTAGATAGTATAAGGCAAATGGCATTAATCAACATGGTTTTTCAAATGGGGATTGGTGGCGTAGCAACATTCACTAATAGTCTTGCACTACTTAAAAACAAAGATTGGGAAAAGGCCGCAATTAATTTATCAAAGAGTAAATGGTTTTCTCAAACGCCTAATAGAAGTTATCGAGTCATTGAAGTATTCAGGACTGGAACACTTAAGACATATATGAAATAACAATAAAAAATAAAGGAAATTAAAAAAATGATTAAATTCAAAGAAAGGAGTGTCACAGAATATGTAGAAATTCAACTAACTAACACATCCGATGATACCGATCTGTCTTTACGTGAATTAAGAAGAAAGGAACTTAAAAATGGTTCTATGGAAATTAAAGCCAACTATGTATTACATCGTTCTGGTGAATTATCTGAAGTAAGAGGAATGAATAGTGTATCTGGTCAAGGTGACAATAACATTATAATTCTTGTCGTTGGTAGTAATGCTAATTCTAAACAAAATGAAACTCTAAACAGCTTTTATAAAACAGTAGAGATGATATATCCAAGTATAGAAATTGTATCCTATAAGGAATAACAACAAAGGAAGTAATAATGATTATAACAGACATTCAAAATGTTTTTGATTCTGAATCATCACCACCTATCTCAAAGCAATTAACAGATCACTTAGTGACTACCTTTTCATTCGAATATCTAAAGATGACTGGTGTAATTGATAACATGAGAACAAATGGGTTTAGTGAAGCATTCATTAACGGATACATAGAGGGATTATATACAGCACTTCAGGAAATTATCAAACTATCAAATCCAGATATGGATTAAAAAAGGAGAAATTAAAAGTGTGCTTTTCCCCAAAAGTGAAAATGCCAAAGACTACAGTTACAACAACTCCTATTGAACCTGCACCAATTTCAGATGAAGTTGCAGGTGTTCAATTCGGAGATTCAGCTAATGATGATTCAACATCAACTGAAGACTTTGCAATTAAAAAAGACAAATCAACTGATGATTCCACTGATAAGGATGATTCACTATCAAATAAAGCTACTAGTTCAGCAGACATTACTGCATCAACTATTGGCAAATCAATTAAACGAAAATCCGTATTTGGAGGAAAATAATAATGGGTTTATTCAAAAAAATTAAAAAGGCAGTAAAGAAAGCTGTTAAACAAGTTACTAAACCAGTAGAAGACGTTGCGAAAGGGGCCGTTGGTCTAGTTGCTGGCGGCAATGATGGTGTAACTGTTATTGAAAAAGAAACACCAGCGGCAACAGTTGCTGCACCAACACCAGCAGTAGCCATTGACGCACCGTCACAAGACGATATTGAAAGTGAAGATGACGCAACTACTGAATCTGCAAAACGTAAAATTGCTGCAAGTGGTAAACGTTCACTAAGTATTGCTCGTTCAAGCGGAACTGGTATCAATATCTAATAATAGGAGAATTCATTATGTCTTCAAGGAAGAAGAAATTAAAACAACCTAAACCGCGTCTCGGTCTAGGTCGTAATGGTGCAGCCAGTGCTTATGGTAGTTTAATTCAAGATCGCGAGATGTATATTCAACGTGCTCTGGATTGTGCTCGTGTAACTGTTCCATCGTGGTTTCCTGATTGCAGTGATAATAGCTCTACTTACTACAAAACCCCATACCAAAGTATGGGGGCAATGTGCGTTAATAACTTAACTGCAAAATTAGTTAATGCATTGTTTCCAATGTCTCAACCTTGGTTTAAATTAAATCTTAATGAATTCGTTCTAAAACAAGTTGAAAGTGATAAATCACAAATGGCTCTAGTCGATCAAGGCTTGAGTATGTGCGAACGTATCCTAATGCAATGGATGGCTGATAACAACTATAGAGTTACATTAACTGAGGCTATTAGACAACTAGTAATAAGTGGTAATGCTTTACTGTATATTACACCACCAGAAAGTAATGCTGGATATAACCCATGCAAATTATACAAGATTCACAACTACGTGGTTCAACGTGATGGATATGGAAATATTCTTCAAATTGTTACTACTGAAAAGATTGCTTTTGCTGCTTTACCAGATGATCTAAAAGAATCATTGGATTATCCAGATTCTTATGAAGATACGTCTGAACTGGATGTATATACTCACGTATATCTTGATGATAAAACTGGTCAATATCTATCTTATGAAGAGATTGATGGTAAAGAGATTCCGGGAACAGCTAGTTCATATCCAATAGATTCACTTCCATGGATTGCTATTCGTATGAATCGTCTTGATGGTGAAAGTTATGGACGTAGTTATACAGAAGAATACTTGGGTGATTTACGTTCTCTAGAGAATCTTAATAAGAGTATTCTAGATATTACAATGATTAGTTCTAAAGTAATTGGTATTGTTAACCCATCGGGTGTTACAAAACCTAGTCGTTTAGTTAATGCTCGTAATGGTGATTTTGTTCCGGGAAATCCCAATGATATTCAATATCTTCAAGTTAATAAAGGTGGAGACTATCAACTAATTCAAAATCTAATAAGTCAAATTGAACAACGCCTAGCCTCTGCTTTTCTATTAAATAGTGCAGTTCAACGTCAAGCTGAACGTGTTACTGCTGAAGAAATACGTTATATGGCTGATCAATTAGAACAAGTAATGACTGGCGTGTATTCAGTTCTTAATCAAGAAATGCAAATGCCAATTGTTCGTGTATTACTTAATCAACTACAAGCAACTAAAAAGATTCCAGACCTACCTAAAGAGGCTCTATCACCAAATATTTCAACTGGTGTTGAAGCTCTAGGCCGTGGACAAGATTTAGATAAATTAAATCAGTTTGTCGCAGCAATGGGTGCAGTAAGTCAATTGAGTCAAGATCCAGACGTAAACATGGCAACGCTCAAGTTACGTGTTTGCAACGCTCTAGGTATTGATACGGATGGTCTATTACTAACTGATGCAGAGAAACAACAACAACAAATGCAAGAAATGGCACAACAAGGTATGCAAAACGCAGCAGCGTCTGCTGGTCAAGGTATGGGTGCTCTAGCTACTCAATCACCAGAAGCATTAAGTCAGACAATGCAAAATATGAATATTGATCCTAATAATCTAGGATCTCAATAAGAAAACGAAAGGGGTATTAATTTACCCCAAACATAAAGGAAAATAAAAAAATGAGTCAATCAAACAGTGATGTATATGCAGAATTTGGTGCAACCAGTGAATCTATTATTAGTGATGGTTCTCTATCAGAACATGACCTAGCAATGCTTGAGATGGATGTTTCTGTACGAGATGGCGATGATAGTATTGAACTTGGTGAAGATATCGACTTTGATGAAGTTGAATCAGAAGAAGAAGAATTTGAAGAAGAAGTGGAAGAAATTGATGAGGTTGAAACCCCAAAAACTTCAAAGGAAGTTTCAGAATTAGTTGATAGTAACTCCCGTGAAATTCAAGAAGGCCGTGATGGCCTTGAGAGTATGATTGAATCCGCAGTTTCTAATGGTATGCCACAAGAAGCAGTAAATTCAATCATTGGTGAATATCTTGAAGATTCACAACTATCTGAAAAGTCACTAGCAACACTTGAACAATATGGTTTTAATCGTAAGTTTGTAGCTAATTATATTGCTGGTCAACAAGCAATGGTAGACCGTATGGCTAACAGTCTTGTTGAATATGTGGGTGGCGTAGATAATTGGAATTCTATTATTACACATCTTGAGTCTAATGATAGTGATACACTAGATGCTCTCCAAGATGCGTTGGATAACAATAACATTAAAACTGTTAAATCAATTCTAACACTAACTAATAAAGCAATTACTACTACCAAAGCTCAAAAGTTTGGTAATAAATCACAGCGTTCTGTAACTAAATCAGCTCGTCCTCAAATTCAAACTAAAGTAGATACAGTTAAAGGTTATGCTAATTCACAAGAAATGGTAGAAGCGATGAGTGACAAACGTTATTCACGTGATCCAAAGTATCGTGCAGAAGTAGAACAACGTGTAATGCGTAGTAATTTCTAAAATGTATCATACAGGGGAATTACCTTTTCCCCTTTACAACTAGGTAATTCCAAAAGAATTATAAATTCCGAAATGGATTTCGGTAATTAAAAATCAATTAAAAAAATAAAATTATGAAATGGAGGTCATTAAATGGCTAATATTAACGGTGGTTCTTTACAAGGTCTAGATCAAGGTAAAGGCTCAACTTCAACTGACAAACTAGGTATGTTCCTAAAGGTCTTCTCTGGTGAAGTCCTAACTGCTTTCCAACGTCGTTCTGTGACTATGGACAAAATTGTTGTTCGTACAATCACCAGCGGTAAATCTGCAACTTTCCCTGTATTGGGTCGTGCTACTGCTCACTATCTACTCCCTTCTGAGAGTCTAGATGATAAACGTGAAGCAATGAAAGCAACTGAAAAAGTAATTAATATCGATGGTCTACTAACTGCTGATGCTCTAATCTTTGATATTGAATCTGCAATGAACCATTATGATGTTCGTGCTGAATATGCTAACCAACTCGGTGAATCTCTAGCAATTGCTAACGACGCATCTGTTCTAGCTGAAATTGCAAAACTAGCTAATAGTGATGAAAACATTGCTGGTCTAGGTGCTCCAACTGTTCTAGAAGTAGGGGCCGCAGCAGATCTAGCTGAACCTAAAACTCTAGGTGAGAAAGTAATTGAGTTTCTAATGAAAGCTCGTGGTTCTCTAACCCAGAATTATGTTCTAACTGGTGATCGTTATGCTTATGTTCTACCAGAAACCTATTCAGCTATCCTAGCTGCTCTTGGACCAAATGCTGCTAACTACAGTGCTCTAGGTGATCTAGAGAAAGGTGTTCTAACTAATGTTGCTGGTTTCACTATTGTTGAAGTTCCACACTACACTACTGGTGGTGCTGATGGTAAACATGCTTTCCCAACTTCTGGTAAAGTAACTGCTTCTAACGTTGTTGCTCTTATTGCACACCGTTCTGCTGTTGGCGAAGTTAAACTAAAAGACATGAGCCTAGAACGTGCTCGTCGTCCAGAATATCAAGCAGATCAAATCATCGCTAAAATGGCGGTCGGTGTTGGTGGTCTTCGTCCAGAAGCTACTGCTGCTCTAGTATTCACTGCATCTTCTGGTGAATAATAGGTTTAAATAATCTAAAAAATATACCCATATCCACATTTGTGGGTATGGGTTTTTTTTCAAAAATAATAGGAGGCCAAATAATGGCTACAGAATATATAACTAATATCTACAGTTCAAGAGCATTAGATTGTGTAAATGATATTATTGGTTCCATCGGTGAACCTTCAGTTACATCACTCGATACATCTAACGTGGATGTAGTAAACGCATTGAGAATTTTAGATAGAGAAAATAGAGTTGTTCAGTCAGAAGGATGGACATTCAATACTCTATTAAACAAGAAACTTCTACCTGATGTTTTCAGTAATCAAATTATGTGGCTGCCAAGTTACATTTCGTTGATTGAGCCAAGTAATAGAACGCGTTATATAAATCGTTCGGGATTTGTTTATGACAGAATTAATGAAACTAATTATTTTTCATCGCCAATAATTGTTAATTTGATAGAGTATCAAGATATTGATGAAATGCCTGATTGCTTCATACAGCTAATTGTTGCCCGTTCAATCAGACGTTTCAATAGTGAATACTTTGGTGCAGCAGAAATTGATGGCAAATGGGAAATTTCAGAAGCACAAGCAAAACAGCGTTGTATGGAATATGAACTTGATTATGGGAAATATAATATGTTCGCAGATGATGATTTTGTTATGTTTCAAAAATATAGATAATAGGAGATAAAGTGATGGCTTTAGTCGGTCAAGAAATTAAAAACCTAATTGGGGGTATAAGCCAACAACCAGATAATCTTAGATTTCCAGAACAATGTGAAGAACAGATTAATGGATTTAGTTCAGAAACTGATGGACTACAAAAACGCCCACCTTCAAAGTTTATAAAGTGTATGGCTGCACAGGGAACATATGGCTCTAAGCCATTGGTTCACTTTATCAATCGTGATGCTACTGAACAATATTATGTGGTTTTTACTGGTAATAATATTTACACAGTAGACTTAGCTGGTAATCAACGAACTGTCAGTGGTGATAAATCATATGTAACAACTTCAAATCCCCGTGATGATTTACGTTGTATTACTATTGCTGATTACACATTCATTATCAATAAAAAGAAAGTCATACAAGCGGGTGGTGGAACTACTCAAGCTTTTGATAGTGATAGACACGCAATCATTAACGTTCGCGGCGGTCAATATGGACGTACACTCAAAGTTTGTTTAAATGATGTTTGGACTGATGATTACACATTACCAAATGGTCAACAGCCTGATGATGTGAAAGCATGTGATGCACAAGCAATTGTTGCACAATTAGCAATTAAATTAAGAGCTAAATTTCCTTCGTGGGCATTCAACGAAGGTGAAGGTTTTATTGAAATCGTGGCTCCAGGCAATGCTACGATAACAATGGTATCTACACGCGATGGGTATAATAATGATTTAATCAATCCAGTTTGGAAACAAGTGTCACAAGTAAGTAAACTACCATTGGTTGCCCCAGATAATTACGTAGTTAAAATTAATGGTGTAAGTAATTCAACCAGTGATGATTACTATGTTCAGTTTAATAGAGCTAACCGTGTTTGGAAAGAATGCCCAAAACCGGGAATTACTGCTGGTCTTAATGGTGCTACTATGCCATATGTATTGATTCGTCAAGCTGATGGTAGTTTTACATTTCAACAATTTTCATGGGGAACACGTAAAGCCGGTGATACAGATACTAACCCTGATCCATCTTTTGTCGGTTCTACAATTAATGATGTGTTTTTCTTTAGTAACAGACTTGGATTTTTAAGTGGTGAAAACGTGATATTATCACGTCCTGCAAAGTATGGTGATTTTTATGTTCCTTCAGTTTCCGTATCTAGTGATGATGATCCAATTGATATCGCAACATCGGATAATAGAATTAACATTCTTAAATTTGCTGTTCCATTTAGTGAGCAATTACTATTGTGGAGTAATGATAGTCAGTTTATTCTTAGTAAATCAGGAACCCTAACTACAAAAAATATTAACTTAGACTTAACTACTAACTTTAGTGTTAGTGATTATGCAAGACCTTTTGGTTTGGGTCGTGGTGTTTACTTCTGTTCACCTCGTTCATCATTCAGTTCTATTAATAGATTCTATGCAGTCCAAGATGTTACATCAGTTAACAACTCTGATGATATATCTGCTCATGTGCCAAACTATATTCCAAATGGAGTTTTTAATATAACAGGTAGTAACACTGAAAACTTTGTTACAATTCTTACAGAAGGTGCAAGGAATAAGATCTTTATCTATAAGTTTCTTTATATTCAGGAGCAAATTAGACAACAAAGTTGGTCTTCGTGGGAATTCCCATCTGATTTTCACATTTTAGCTTGCAACTGTATTAATAGTAAAATGTTCATACTATATGAAGCTACTGGTGGTATTTGCTTAGAATCGATTGATTTTACACAAAATACGGTTGATATATCTGGTGAACCATATCGTCTTTATATTGATGCTAAAACTAAGTTTATACCAACTGCTGCAATGTATGACCAATACACTGATACAACAAACTTTAGTCTAATTGTTAACTATGGGTTGAATGGTTCAATTGGTCCTCAAACTGATTATTCGGTTATATTGGGTGATGGTTTTGTGTATGTGTTTGAACAACCAGATGAAGGTTGGAATGCTAATAATATAAAAGTATCTTTAGCTGGTAACTTAACTGGTAAGACAATTTTTATTGGTAGGAATATTAACTTCCTTTATACATTCAGTAAATTGTTAATCAAGAATACAGCAGATGATGGAACTACATCAACTGAAAGCTCTGGTAGATTACAGCTTAAGAGAACGTATCTTAACTATAAAGATACCGGGGCGATGGACTTGATAGTAGATAATGGGTCAACCTCATATGTATACAATCAAGCCGGAGCGTTAATAGGGACTGATCAATTGAGGACTAATAGAGTTAATATTCAAACTGGTCAAGTAAGATTCCCAACTACTGGTAACGCAAAGAACATTACTATAAGTATATTCAGTGCTCATCCAACACCAATATCAATTGTTGGTTGTGGTTGGGAAGGAACTTATATCCGTAGAACAAATGGTATTTAATTAATTAACCCATATTCACTTAATTGTGAGTATGGGTTTTTTGTAGCCTATAAGGAAGAATATTTTAATTAAAGGAAAATAACATGAAACTAATTAATACCACTGTAGATCACATTGATGTAGTAGTTGAAAATATATCAGAAGAAGATTTCAATGAATATGTTGCTTATAAAAAGTATATTATCGGTAATGAGGATATGCAATTACACGACCATCTAGTATTGGCATTAAGTCAATATCAACTATTAACACTAATTCATGGTGATATTGTCATTGGAATTGGTGGTGATATCAATGGCAATTCTTGGTTTTTAGTTACAAAAGAACTTGCAACTCTTTCTAAAGAAGAGAAAAAAGAATTTATTACAACAATGAATCAACATAAAGAAAAAGTTTTAGATGAATCTGGCCTCATCTGGAATTATGTATGGGAAGGAAATAAAACTCACATTAACTTTCTTACGAGATTGGATGCAGTCTTTCCACCAAATATCCCAAATGTGCCAGAACAATTTAAATATTTTGAAATTCGGAGGAATTAATTATGTGTGGACCAATCGCGGCAGCCGCAGTAATGGCTGTTGGTTCTGCTACTCAATCTGCAATGCAATATAAAGATGCAGCTAAAGCAGAAGGTAAACGTGCCGATGCAGCACGCTTACAAGCACAAGAGTATGTTAAAGCTAATAACATTACTCAAGCAAATTTAAACTTATCTAATAGAGATGCATATGAAAATGCGGTATCTAAAATGACCGCAGCTAATATGCAAGGCATCCAAAATATGGGTGCATTGAATACAGCAATAGCTGAGTCTGGCATTAAAGGTAATAGCATTAATAGACTAAGACGTTCGCAAGAAGCATCTAACAGTGCAGAACAACTTTCTATTACTAATGAATACAAACGAAACTATGCTGAGATATTCGGTAAACAATTAGAAAGTCAACAGAATACAATATCGGCAGTAAGTGGGCTAGATCAGGACGCTCATAAAACGAGCGGTTTACAGCAAGCTTTAGGGATAACTATGGCAGGTGCACAAGGTGCAGCTCAAGGTTATTCAATGGGGTCTGCAATGTCTGGTGCAATGTCTGGTGGTGCATCTTCTGCTGGAGCTAGTGCAGGAACATCTGCTGGAGCTAGTGCCGCATCAACGTCTACCGGGACTGCTGTTCAGAATTACGGATATAGTAACGCAGGACAACTATCAACAAACTTTTCAACTTACACTAGATAAGGAGTAACCAATGGCTAAGAATACCATAGGTCAAACAATAAATAATTTCCAACAAACTAATATGGCTGTAGGTGGTTCTTCGACTGTTGGGACAAACTTTTCATATACACCTACTCAAATTAGAACACCTTACAATGATGATTCAGCATCTAAAATGTTAGGTTCTCTAATGGACTTTGCCAAAACTGGGACAGTCCTACTTCAAGAATATGACAAACAGAAGAAACAAGATGCTGATGAAAGAAGTAATCAGATTTTACAATCATTGAGTCCTGAACAACGTGCAGCAGCATTAAAAAATGGAACATTACTATATCAAGATGATCCATATACAATGAATGCACTGAAACGTAAAGTTGCTCAAAACGCAACTGTAATGGCTGATAGTCAAATTCTTGATGGAATTAATAATGGACAATTCAACTCTACTAAAGAACTAGATGACTACATTTATACACAACGTGCACAAGCCGCAAAAGATGCTGCTGAATTGAACGGTTTTGATTTTAATGATTCAGAGTTCCAATATGGATTTTCTTCCAATGCTGATGAAAGAAATATGAAACTCCAAGAGGGTTATGCTCAATGGCAATCTGGACAGGTTAAGAAGACTAAAGCACTTCATGATTCTGCTTCAATTAATGGCATGATTTCCACTGTTCCACAATCTGATCCTAATATCAGTGCTCAACAGTTGCATGGGTATATTATGACATCTGGTGGTTCCGACGATGATAAAGTTAATCTTTTAAATCAAACCATGAAAAATCTATCCGGTGTTAGTGGTGGTGCACAAGTAATACAATCTCTTCGTGGTATGGACTTTAATCTTTATGGTCAAAGAACTACTATCGATGGATTATATGGTAAAACTGGTGCTGAGAAGTTGATTAGTGATGCAGGTGCATCTAACTATTCTTCTGATCGTGCTGCTCGTGACTCGTTCAATGATCGTCTTGCTACTGGTATGGCATCTAATGATCCAACAGTTGCTTTACAAGTATATCAGGACTTGTCATCTGAACTTGATCGTACACAACCCGGTCAATTCGATACACCACAACGTCAAGCTCTAGCTAATTACAAAGAATCTATTGCTCGTAAACAAGCTGCTTTGGCACAGCAAACACAAGAGTTAACTACTAAGCAAGCTCAAAAGGACAACCGTGCAGATGTATTGTATCAACAATATGTCCATGCCGCTCAAGGTGATACTAATGCAGTAACTGATTTTAATGCTCAAACAACTAATGAATCATCAGGTAACTATACAGCAGAAGATTCTATTAACGCAGGTAGTCGCTATTATGAACAAGTTATGGGTAGTAAAGATTTAACTCCAGAACAGAAATCAACAGCTATTAGTAACCTATCTTTGAATACACCTAAAGATCAAGGTATCAACGTTATATTGAAGAACAAGATTGGACAAGCTAATAATGAGTTAATGTCTGCTGCTTTACAAGGTAAATTAGATTTTAGTAAAACACCTAATACTAATAACCTTATTCAATTGTATAGATCTAATCCAGCGGCTTTAGCCAATATAATGTCTACTGATCCATCTTATGCAGATTCTTATGCAACTATAGCATCTATTGTTGGTTTTTCAGATAACGGTATAGACCCAACTATATTACTAACTGGAAAACAAAAGATTGCTAGTATGTCAGATATTCAGAAGAATGATCTACGAACTAATGGTAATAAGTTTATTACTAAAACTTCTACTGATAGTAGATTTAGTGGTATGGGTGGATTACCAATGCAGATAGCAGGAAGTATTTTCAATAACGTTTATGCTTCAACTGGTGATATTGATACAGCTACTAATATGGCTCGTGGATTCTTAGTTAATAACGTAACTGATATTTCTAAAGGTGGTGATTACACTGGTCAAGTATTGAAGTCTTCTCTTCAAGTTTCGTCTGATGTTAAGTCAGTTGAAATTGGTCGTGGGATTTTGCAAGATAAAGTTAATGACCTTGTAACACAATATCCCGGACTAAAAGGCAAACTAACAGTTTCTACTGATAGTGATGGTTCTATTATCATTCAAGATCCTTCTACCGCTTTAAAAGCATACACAGGACAACCATATATTAGAATATCTCGTTCTGATTTAGTTGGTGAATATAATGAACGTAGTAAAGCCAGTTATGATAAAGAACAACAAGCTGTTACTGCTGAAGAGAATCGTATTAGATCCAATCAAGGGAAATACAACCCTACTAAACCAACTGGTAATGGAAACGTTACAAGTATGGAAGATGCTTATAATCAAGCATCAACTAAAAAATCTAAGCCTAGTAAATTAGAAGAGGCTAATAACCAACTTCAAGGTTTAACTAATCCAAGAGGTAAATAAAACAAAAGGTATTGCTCGTAATGGGTAATACCTTCTTATAATTAATTTAATAAAAGGGGTCATTAAATGGCGACTAACAATAAAAAAATAAATCCTTATCAAGACCAAATCAACGCAGCAGCAGCAAAATATAATGTCGATTCTGGTTTTTTAACTCGTCTACTTGAAGTTGAAAGTGGGTTTAATCCAAATGCACAATCTAAAACTGGACCGCGTGGTATCGCTCAGTTTACGAAAGCGACCGGTGCTAAGTATGGTCTAGTAAAAGACTCAGACTTTTACGATCCAGATAAATCAATTAATGCTGCTGCTGCTCATGTTAGTGATTTACTTAAAACTAATAACCAAGATTATGTTCGTACAGCTTTAGCTTACAACCAAGGTGAAGGGACTGCTGGTAGACCACAGTTACAAGCATACGATTCCGGTGACTTCACTATGATTTCAAGTGAAGGTCAAAACTATATCAAGAAGTTTCGCGATTGGGATAATGGTTCAAATGCTCAAAGAACACAATACTTAATTAATGATAATAACATTCAATATAAATCCCAGCAAAGTTTCCCATCTGCGAATGATTCTACTACAACATTCGAAGGAACAACTAAAGCAGAGATTAAATCAAATCCTGATAACTTTCCTACTCCTGTCACAATGGATATCAATGGTGGAGCACCAGTTCAAGTTCCTTCTATTGGTAATAACTATGAAGCGGATATGTTTACTCAAACAGGTAGAAATGTTGAAGACAACGAAGATCCTACATTAACACAACGTGCCAGTGACTTTGGTTCAACAGTTTCTGATTATGCACAAAAATCGGTTGGTTATGGTGTTTATCGTTCTATTCAATATGGTCCACAGAATGTAACGGCTGATAGATTCCGTTCAATAGAAACTAACCAATATGCTCCAGATGATGATGATTTTAAATACGCTCGTGATAATGGAGTAATGGCTAGTAACTACGGAATGATTGAGGGTGCTAGTTCGAAAGAAAACTGGAAATTTCTTGTTGATGAAGTTAAACGTACACAAGGCTTACAAGCAAGTATCGACACTACTGATTCTACTTCTGGTAAGTTAGTAGGTTTCGCTACAGATATCGCATTAGACCCAACTTCATATATCCCATTCATGGGTGGTTCAATGCGTGGTGTTAAAATTGCAAATGCCATGCTTACTCGTGCTGGACAAGGTGTTGTAGCTGCTAACTCATCAGCTTTCATGCATCAACAATTTAGTGGTGAACAAGCAGATTATGCAACCGCAACTGTATTTGGTTCATTTTTGGGTTCGGGTTTTGGTGCTGTTGAAAGTCGTGGTGCTCGTAACCTTTTTAAACGTGGTGGAAACACAGCTAATGAAGCTGTTCCTACTAGTATTCCTCATGCATCACAAGAAGCAGCAGATAATTTTAGTTCCAACGCACAGACTATTAGTCAACGTATTGAAGCTCGTGAATCAGCCGATACGCTAAATGGTGTCCACTTAGAGCGTGTTATGCCAGATCCTAATACCAAACCTGATTTTGTCAGTGATGGTAATCTGTTCTGGAACCATCCACATGATCCTAATGCTGTAGTTATGGCTGATGGTTCTGTTATTGAAGGTGGTAACATGCTTAACCCTAAAACTATGATGAATGTTAGAGAGTTGATGCATGGTAATATACCAGCAGGACAAGTTAGTAGTGATGTTGCTAACGCATTTGAGCGTGCTTCTAATGAAGCTGTTCCTGATAATATTGGTTCCAGTAAAGTTGCAACTAATTCTTCTGATAGCATTATGCCTGAACAATCTACTACTAAAACTTCTGATAGTGGTGATATTGTAAGTAATGCAGTTGAAGGTAAAGATGCCAGTGGTAAATCAATTAATGCTACTCAAGAAACTACTACACAACCTAAAGCAACTGATGAGGCTAGTGTAACTCCACCAACTAATTCTGCTGATGAGTTAGTTAAAGATGCTAGTAGTAAAGCAGCTAAATCATTCCATTTAAATTTAGGTAGTTTTACTGAGATCGGTAACAGAATGATTGGTAGTGATGATGATGCGGTTCGTGGACTAGGTGCAATGTTTTTCCGTCCAACTATGGATCGTAATGGTTCACGTGGTCTTGCTGAAACTACATCATCCGATATTATTCAACGAATGAAAGGTGTTGATAATCTTTGGTATAGCAAGTTTTCTGATTTAAAATCTAAAGCATTAAATGATATTAAGTATTCTACTTTATCTCGTTCTGAACGTGAACTTCAACTTAATAGAAATGTTGTCGAAGCAGTAGAGGATATAAGTGGTTCTAAGTTGAATACTTTGACCAAAGATGAAAGAAATCTTGCTGAACATATTCGTAATAACTTTATTGCTAAAGAAGACTATGCCGTTAATCCAGCACAGTTGGGTAACTATAATGCTGTTCCTGTTATGGATAGATCATTCAAGTCTGGTAACTATGTTCCTCGTTATTATAACCAACATAGTATTATGGAATTGAAGGATAAACTACTTAACATGGGTATTAAGCAAGAAGACGTAGCAACAGTTGCTAAAGATATGGTTAAGAAGAGTTTCAAGCAAGCTTATCTTAAAAATGCTGATGAAGCTGCTGAACTCAATAGTCGCATTATTCGTAAGCTATATGGTAAGAAGGGCAAAATGTTAGAACGTCCTGATATTAACGATTTCCCAACACGTGATGAATATAATGTAGCTAAGAAAGCTTTTGATGAACAACAAGCAGCATTACACAATGCAGTTGAAGAACATATTGAAAAGTTATCTTATGGTATTGTTAATGGTGGAGAAGATAATATTGGTGGAATTGTTGCTAACTTATATGGTCATGGTGATGGTGCAGTAACTAAAAATGCTGCTGACTTTCTTAAAGAACGTTCGCCTCTATCAACGGATGAAGTTGTTCGTTTACCAGATGGTTCTGCTTTTAGTGTTAACGATATTCGTGATTTTGATTTACATACTATTATTCCTTCATATAACTCTAATATGAATCATAAACTAGCTACTCATGGTGTTGGATTTACTGATGATGAGTTAAGAGACTTTGTTAATACTAACATGCAACGACTTATGAAAGAAGGTAAGAAACGTGATTCAGAAGCATTAGAGAATGGTTACAAAATCATTACTGGTCAAAATCGAAGAGACACGATGGAAGGTGTTTTAGATAACTTTATGTCTGCTGCTCAAACAGCTACATTTGGTTCTCGTAACACATACTTTGGTGCAATGACTGCTACTGAAATTAACAATATGCTAGCTCAAGGTTCTTGGAGGGCTATGCTAGACAATATTCCAATTTTACGTGATGCATTTGCATATAACACAAAAGCTGGGCGTGAAACATTGGAAGAGTTGCACAACTTAACATTTGGTTCGTATCTAGATGATTCAATCAGACCTCGTTATAAAGATCGTGTTGCTGCTATCAATGCTAATCCGAATGCTGCTGAGTCTCAAATTCTTGTAAAATCAGCAGCGGGAGCAAGAACAGCGGCTGATGTATATGCTCATTATAATCCGTTTACATATATACTACGTGAAACTACCAATGGTGTTATTAACACTGCTCGTAAAACACTCGTTAGTGATATTGTAAGAAACGTATTTGATGGTGCAGGTATGCCACGCTATTTACGTAACGAAGCAAAGTTGAATGGTTTATCAGTAACTGAAAAGCAAATGGATGAAGTAAGAGATTTGATTAAATACCATATTGAATTTAAAGGTAAAGGGAACTATACACTTAAAGATCAAAAAGCGTGGGTATCAGATCCCCGTACAGCTATTCTGTTTAGACTTGCTGATAATTACGCAGATAAAGTTATTCTACGTCCTGAGACTATTAGTAGTGCTCAAACTAAGTTGTTTCCTCGTTCATTAAATATGTTAACTCAGTTTAAAATGTTTTCTGTACGTTCTATCAACGGTCGTATGATGAGTATGTTAGGTGATACACGTTTCAATCAACAATATCTAGATAATGCGATGGAGTTAACTTTAGGTTTCTTAACTGCTGGACTAGGTTATATGGGACAAACATATGGTCAATCATATGCTCTACCTCCTGAAAAACGTGATGAGTATTTGGCTAAAGCCTTAGATAATAATAACTTCATCTGGAATGTTATGTCTCGTAGTTCAGTAATTGGTGGTCCAATCGGTCTAGCTTCTACTGCTTATACTATCGTAACGGGTGAAGGTCCGGGTCAATATCTACGCTCTACTGTAACACCAAGTATTAACGATAAAGATGATAGTAGTATATTTAAAGGTCAAACTAGCCAGAATCCATCATTCACTGGTGCTTTTGGTCGTTTAGTCCAACAAATGCCACCTTTATCTTATACCGTTAATCTATTGTCGGCTCCGTATTATACAAGTCGTATGTTAATGAGTGATGAGTATAGTTACGATAAATCTGATTATGCTACTGCTGCATTTAATAACTGGCGTGGGATATTACCAAATAACCCACTAACTTATGCATTTCTTGATCAAGTATTCAGAACACAAGGACTAGATACAGATTACTTACGTAATCACTAATAATAAAAAAACAAAGATAACTATAGGAGGGTTAGCAAAGGAAGCTAACCCACTATTAATTAAATGGAGATTTTCTAAATGGCATATATTACAACTATATCAACTGTCATTACATATGCACTCGATGGTTCAACAAAAAACTTTACAATTCCGTTCGAGTATCTATCACGTAGTTTTATCGTGGTAACATTAATTGGTGTAGATCGTAAAGTATTGACTTACGTTACTGATTACACTTTTAACTCAAGTTCAGTTATTACAACTAATAAAGCATGGGGTGTTTCGGATGGCTATACAACTATAGAAATTCGTCGCCAAACGTCTGCTACAGAACGTATCGTGGACTTCCAGAACGGTTCTGTTCTTCGTGCTAATGACCTTAACACTTCACAGATTCAAGCTATCCATGTTGCTCAAGAAGCACGTGACTTAGTGTCAGATACTATTGGTGCTGATGCTGACGGTAACTTAGATGCTCGTGGTCGTCGTATTGTTAATCTAGGTGATGCAGTAAATGATTCTGACGCTGTAACTCTTCGTCAAGAAAAGGCATGGGGTCAGTCTGCCCTTAACCAAGCAAACGCATCTGCTACAAGTGCTGCTGCGGCTAAAGTTTCTGAAACGAATGCTAAGACATCAGAGACCAATGCTAAGACATCAGAGAACGCTGCTAAAGCCTCTCAGACAGCCGCTAAGACTTCAGAGACCAATGCTAAGACCAGTGAAACTAATGCTGCTACAAGTGCTGCTACGTCCACTACGAACGCTAATCAGACGGCACAAGACCGTACAGCAGTAGCTGCTGATAAAGTGAATGTCCAAAGTAATCGCGATTATGTTCAAAGTGTACGAGATGAAATGATAACAATCGCAGGTGGACCAGTAATGGTAGGGACTAATAACCTATCTGAAATTACTGATCCTACTACTGCTCGTAACAATATTGGAGCATTTGCTACATCAGGTGGAACCATTACTGGTGCCGTAACAATTAACAATGGTAGTTTAAACGTTGGTCTTTCTACACAGGCTACAACCGTAAAATTATCAGCTTCATCTCAAATTCGTGATAACGGAACTGGTGCATTAATCATTACTTCTAACTCGAGTGGTTTTAGTGGCACTGCTAAGGGGATTTATCTACGTCCATTGGGTGATACAGTTTCATCTATTCAACTTTTAGGTAGCGATACCGGATTCAATTTTACAGGTAACGTAACTATTAATGGTAACTCTACTGTTACGGGGTCTTCTACTTTACAGGGTGCAACAACTGTTACTGGTTCTCTAACTAATACATCACAAGCATTTTTAGAAAAGACTGGTAATACCACTTCAGGTTCTAATAGAACAACTAACGGTTTGAGAATTAGAGGTATCGATGCTCTATTCGTCGATTTGTATCACTACGAACGTATTGGTAAAGAACACTTTTTTGGCGTCCATGTAGCTAATGGTGGTGCTGATTCATATTATGAATTCACTAATGGCGGTGAATTTAGAAGTAACTCTATTAGAATGGGTGGTTCAAATGGACAGGGTTTTATTGATTCATTCGGTAATATAAGGTCTTCAAAGTGGGGTAATCGCTGGTTAGACTCAGTAATTCTCGATCCGGGAACTGATATCGGGACTGTAATGATGTGCCGTTGGAATGGTTCTGGTTCTGTTGGTTATGGTGGGACTGTTGCAGGATCTACACTAGTTCCAGCAAATGCTGAGGGTGCAAGTGGTAGTAATGGAACACTAAGTGGAACATGGCGTTGCATGGGCTTTGCTCAAACTACTAACGATGGTCATAGAACAACTTTGTGGCGTCGTATTAGTTAATAAAAATAATAAATCAAATACAGGGGATAACATATCCCCTTTTTTATAAGGATAAAATATATGAGTGCATTCGATATAAACTCATTCGAGGATATGCTTCTATCTATTAAGTCAGAAACAGCTAATATGTTGTTAGCAGATTTACTAGATGAGGAAAAACGTACACCTCAATTGTATAACGCAATTATCAAATTCCTAGAAATGAATAAAGAACATATAACAAAGTATATGAATGAAGACTTAGAAGTAACTGATGAGATGGAAGATATTCTAAATTCTATTCCAGATTTACCAGAAGTCCAAAATGTCTATCATATGAAAGGAGCATAAAATGGAAGGGTTTTCCTTCAGTGCTCTCTTCATATTTGTTTTAAAGTTAATACTTGTTCGTATTTTTTGGGCAGGAATATTGTGGTGTATAAGAACGATAAGGAAAAAACTTAAAAATAATAAAGTCACTAAAACTAACATGGAGGATAGTGATTATGATGGCAAAGGTTAAATTTCTAATCTTAGATATAATTCTCGTAATTTTGTTAACAGTTGGTGCTTATAACTTTGGACATAGTAGAGGTGTTGATGATCAACTTCTAGTTTCACAAAATGAAATCACCACTATGAAACTTAATTACCAAAAAGAAATAAATCAACTCAAAGAGGATAAACAAAATGATGTTAATCAAATTAAAAAAGATTATCAGGCAAAATTGGACGAGTTGCAAGGTATTACTGATGGCGTTATTGATAGTATTAATAGCGACAATAAGCGGTTGCAACTCAAGGTCAAACGTTGCTCCAGTCCAGAAACCGGAAGCAATAACAGTTCAACTACCGGACAATCTGATGCAACAGCCGAGCTTTCAGAAGGATCTAGTCGGTTTCTTGTCGGACAATCAATAAAAGCAGATGAGTGGATTAAACACTTACAGCAACTCGTTTTAAAGCTAAATGAGGAAAATAAAGAATTAAAGAATAAAAAATAAAAAGGATTTTATATGGCAACAACACAACCAAAAGGAAAAGCCTCTAAACAACAACAGCAGATTAAAGAGTTAAAAGGTTCTTTCGTAAAGTTTCTATACGTTCTCTGGAATCAATTAAAATTACCTCAACCAACACGTATTCAAATAGACATTGCTCAAAGTCTTGAAGCATGTGGTAAAGATGAACGATATATCATTCAAGCTTTCCGTGGTATCGGTAAATCATTTGTTACTTGTGCTTTCGTAGTATGGAAACTATGGAATAACCCCGATTTAAAAATTATGATTGTTTCTGCAAGTAAAGATAGAGCTGATGCGAACAGTGTTTTTATTAAACAGATTATTGAACTACTACCTTTCTTACATGAATTAAAAGCTGATAGTTCCAAAGGACAGCGTGATAGTAAGTTGATATTTGATGTAGGTCCAGCTAAACCTGATGCTTCACCTTCTGTTAAGTCAGTAGGTATCACTGGTCAATTAACTGGTTCTCGTGCTGATATATTGATCGCAGATGACGTGGAGGTTCCTAATAATAGTGGAACATCTACTACAAGAGAAAAACTTTGGGAAAGTGTAAAAGAATTCGATGCAATTCTAAAACCGGGTGGAATGATTATCTACCTTGGAACACCACAATCAGAAATGACTCTTTATAAGGAATTAGAAAATCGTGGATATCATACTAATATTTGGCCTTGTCGTTATCCTCGTAACTATCAAGAGTTGGAGCAATATGGTGATAGACTCGCTACGCTTATTCGTAACGATATGGAAGAACAAGGCCATGAGGCTCTATTCTGGCTACCAACTGATCCTGTACGTTTTGATAATGAAGACTTAGTTAAACGTGAAGTCTCGTATGGTAAAGCTGGCTTTGCTATGCAGTTCATGCTTAACCCTAACTTATCCGATGAAGCTAAGTATCCTCTTAAACTTAAAAACCTTATTATTGCTGACGTAGAACGTGATAAATCACCTCTTACTTGGAAATGGCTTCCTAATCCAGACAAAGTAATGAAAGATTTACCAATGGTAGGACTGAAAGGTGATAACTACTATTTGTATGCTGGTAGTAGTGAACAATTCCATGAGTATACTTCTAGAATTTTAGTCATTGACCCATCAGGGCGTGGTAAAGATACAACTGCTTATGCGGTATTGTATTGGAACAATGGTTATATATATTTGATGGATATCGGAGGGTTTAATGATGGATACGGTGATTCTACTCTTGATAGTCTTGCTAATATAGCTAAACAACATAAAGTTAATAAGATTTGTATAGAAAGTAACTTTGGTGATGGTATGTTTAATAAACTACTCATGCCAGTAGTGAATAAAATCCATGCCACCGAATTAGTAGAGATTCGTTCTAATAAGCAAAAAGAAGTTCGTATATGCGATACACTTGAACCTGTATTGGGTGCTCATAAACTAATTGCCACTCCTGAAGTTATTACCAAAGACTACCAATCATCCAAAGATAAAGATGGTAAGCATAGTATCATTCATTCTTTAATGTATCAGTTAACTCGTATAAGTAGGGATAAAGGTGCTCTGAAACATGATGACCGTTTAGATGTTCTTGCAATGGGTGTCGCACAGTTTACAGAAATGATGGCTATCGATGCTCAAGAGAATATGGATTACCTAATGGAAGAGTTTTTGAATGAACACTTAGAACGTAGTATGAAAACTACTCTAAGCACTGCTTATAAGTCAGTTGGTGGTGATATCACTATTTCTTGGGAAGATGACGATGACTGGAGTAACTCCAATATTCTGAACGGAAGAAATGACGACTGGGTGTAACTCTTGATGTAAGTATAAACAAGGGGACACGAAGTGGACTCTGGTTGTAAGTCCATTAAGAATTAAAAGAGATCAATGGCGACGGCGAATGCCTCGCAACTCTATTGTTATAAGAATAATACCCTAGTTGCGAGGTCTTCGACCTCTTACTTAATTACATAGTCTGCTAACTATGCCTCGCAACTCTGTTATTATATAGAAAATACATGACTTGCGAGGTCTTCTAGATTCAAACAGGTGCTTCGCCCCTGTCAAATCTCTTACTATCTCTCTTAAGTATTCGCGTTCAAAGAACGCTCTACTTAAGTCGAGCTATCAATTCATACTTGTTATTAATTACTCTTAAATACTCAATGGACTTACAACCAGAAACCGAGTCGTACAGGGAGATATTCAATCTCCTAACTCTTGCTATGGAGGTATATTATTATGAAAACTAAAATTTCTGATAACCTCAAAGGTGCTATTAAATTTGTTTACAGTAAAACCATTTCGGTATTAAAACTAAAAACTACTTGGGTATCCGTTGGTTCAGCAATTTCTTATTACATTAGTCATAAGAAAGATGAACTTGGTAACTCAGTCTTTGATGCAGGTGATGCTAACACTGTCGATATTATCTTACATGGCGTTGAGGTTGCTGTTTGTACAATCCTTGATGGTTGTAGTTAATCATTTTCCTTTTCTTAAATTCCTTATGTAAAACCCATATTCACTTCATTGTGGGTATGGGTTTTTTTTTAATAATCCACAACAACAAGAGATTACCAAATTATGATAACTTCAAAAACACTAAATTATTTCATTACTGAAAATGTATTAAACAACAGTAATGATAAACTTAAAATCAATAAAATTATTAATAAAAAAGATATACTCAACACTGATCAAAAGTGGAAGTGTATTAATTGCAATAAAGAAATATTCCATCCAGTTCAAGTATTACCCCTCATCCACTGTAGATGTGAGTATGAAGACTGGCAATTCAAAAATCAATCACTATACATCCAGAAAATCTATAGAGATGAAAAACAACAAGAATTAGTAGCTATCAAAATAGGTATAACTAAACAAGACGGTAACGTAAGAAAAAACTTCACAGACTCTTTTAGTATCTATCACCATAAACTCTTCTTTGAAGTCCGTATGGAGTATGCCCTAGCAGCACGCATAGAACGACGTATAAAGAAAGAATTGCCAGTAGGGTATCTTTCTAAGGATGAGATGAAAGATGGCTACACAGAGTCGTGTAGCCCCTTATATTTGGATGATATGATGCGTATCTACGAAGAAGAAATAGCTACTACTACTCTACCTTTTTTGCGGGTGATGTGATGAATACACAAAACTAGATTTATATGGTTCTTCTAGTAATTCATTAAGTTTACTATTAATTGCTCTCAATTCATTTTCTATCTTATCTAGTCCTATATCTTTTTCATTCAGGGTTTCTAACGTTAGTTCATTAGATATTGTCAAGCTATATAGATACCCCAGTTGATGACCTAATTTTTTATTAATCTCATCAAAAGATTTGATATTAATATAGTCTATTCCCCAAACTTTGAAGGTTGATGAGAATGCATATGTTTCTGATGTTTTTATAAGTATGTTTTCTACATGATAACTTATTTTATCTAATACTTTTTCAAATGCGTCGTTACTATTCGTCATTTTTAGTATTTGAATATACACTGTCAAATAAACTATATTATTGTTCATCTGAATGAGATTATCAATAAATCCCTCGGATTTTTTGAAAGCGGTCTCGTTAACTTTATTATCCATCCATTTCTTAACTTGAAATGCTGAGTATATAGCCAAAACTAAAGCACAAACGGCAACAAGTGATGATAACCCCGGTGCAGTTACTCGTTTAATATCTTTATATAATAACCAGTTAAATCCTTCTGCTAGAAGAACTCCAGCCAATAACCACGCTATGTGAGAAGGTTGTAACTTATTCAATATTTCTTTTACTTTCTTTTTCATCATAACTTTACCAAAGGTTAATTTTTATCAACACGGAGAATATTACTATGGACAGTTTTAGACAACAACTAAAAGCAGGAACATACCAACGTTCCAGTAGGATCAAATCGAGTATCCATAAGTTCATTGGAAACTTTACGATAACTGATGAGGGTTACTGTGATTTCAACGATGTAGCAGATGAAAACTTCTTCCTTCTAAAACCATCTAGGAATCATTCTAAGAGGTGCAAAAGAGTGATGCGGTAAACGTATAAGGTAGTGTAAGATAGTGGCTTACAGTAAGTTAGGGCAAGGATTCAGTCTAGTGAATATGATCAAGAAAGTGTGGCACTTCGCGAAGCCATATATCATCAAATACTATGTTGCTTTCCTATGTGGTGGCTTCTCCTGGATGCTACTGGATGTATACGTTACTAAAGGGATTGATGCTTCTTTCGTTTCTGCTTTCATGGATTCAATTATGGCAGGAACTGCTATCTTGGCGGTATTAGCTGCAAGAAACTACTTAGCTCAATTTACTGCACAAGAAGGGTATAAACTTGCGATTGAATTAATAAACCTGAATCTGCTACCAATGGAAAATAACTTTATTTCTATCATTCAGAGACATAATGACGTATATAAGTTTCTTGATGCCAATCAGAAAATTGTTCCCACTAATTATCATCTTGATACTTTATTTAAACATATAACGGCACTAAAAAAAGATAGCAATGGACTAACATCAATAATAGCAGATGTTGATTTTTATCTTAAACGAATAAATACGTATGGCTTAGTAGTCTCAAATAAAAAGGAATTTGATTTTTCTAGATTAATGTCTAATCTATCTAATTTAGAGAAATCATATGCCGACTTATGTGAAAAACTGGCTGCTATACATTCTAGTATGAAGTATACATTTAACAATAACTCTAAAAGTAAAAATAAAGGTGTTGCTTCGGCTGAGTATATGTATACTTACAGTTCTGCTATTGAACGTATTCCAGAGGATAAGAAAATTGTTGATGGTTATTTTGAAGCCATTAAAGAAAGCCATGAAAATCTTTTCTTAAATAACAGAGTGGCTACTAAGTTTTTTATAACATCCCCTGATATTTAGAGGTGTATTGTGGATAAAGATATGATGATAGTTGTATCTTCTTTAATCGCAGTTAGCGGAGTGATTCTGTCTGCTTTGATTAATTTTTGGATAAATAGTATTAATCGTGATAAGTCTCGCAATGAATGGAAACGTGATAAACTGTTATATTTAACCAATGAATTTATAAAGATATTCTATAAAGATATTAAATATGCTAAATCTAATGGAGATGGTAGCGGAGTTAACAACGTACAGGATTATGTGCCAACGCTTTTCTCAAGTAGTGAACAGGCTATGTATCAACTTTGTATGCTGTTAGATGTAGATGCCAGTAGAAAAGCTTATGAACATTATATTAGTATGAGAATGGTAGCTTCAGATTTTGTAACTTCTCGTATACTCAAAATGCACTTAGGTGATTTTGAAGCACAGTTCGAAACAATGAAAAATAAAGAAGTTAGACTCTTTATTCAGTTCATTAGTAGTGAGATAAGTAAATTGAAATAAAGTATGAAAGTTGAGTTATATTTTTGGTGAAAAATTCGAAACATCTTCTAATAATTTGAGGGGAATTGATTTTCCCCCATTACCCCTAAAAATCAGTCTCTTAATTATTTTTCTCACCGTCTCCAGCATTATTAGAAAAACTGATGACACGAATCTCATTTACACTTTGTAACGTACAGAAGATTTGATCTCAGTAGGGGAGGGGATAGTGTTTTTTTATAGTTATTCTCACTATTTAACATAATCTTTGTTATCGGAACTGATATTAGAAAGATTGATAAACTTTTAGTGGACTCAGTTTTGCTATTAATCTTATCTCTATTATGCCTGTACGTTATTATCATTATTTTGGACTGGTCTGGTAGTGTATCGTAATGTTTTTTTTGGATGTCTGGACGTCTAAATATTCATCTCTCTTTCTTACACCATCTGTGTTCCAAAATAATGAATAAACAATCATTTATCATATGACTATAATCCATAGTCCTTTAACTATAACTTTTTAGTTAATCAGAGGAATGATGATTTTATATCTTTATGTTTCCTATTAGGAATAACTTGTTAAAGGATAAAAGTTAATGAACATAGATTTAAGTAAGAGTTATACAGTAGCATTTGATTGCATGTATATGGAAGGAAGTAATAACTATAATGGATATGTATTGAGTATTGAGCAATACAGGACTGATGGTGTTGGTGATGTAATGAGTATAGAAGTTAAGTTATCAATGGTTGGTAACAGTCAATATAGTTTTAAGTTTATTGAGAGTAGTAATGTAGTTAATCATAGAAGTAGTATTGGTGGTGAAGAAGTATATGGGTTTGTTGTTGATGTAACTGATTGTGGAGAGGATAGATTATTTCAGTGTAGTTTATTAGCTCCAATGGATGGTGTTTCGTTAGCTAAGATGATCAGGATGTATGATGGATTGAAGAAGGTGTATGAAGATGTTGTGGGTTATTAAGGATAGAGATGTAGAGTTAGGGAAAGCAGGTGAGTTAGTATTGTTTACTGTTAGTGATTCATTGATGTCTTTGATTGAGGCGTATAACTATAGGTATAATAGTAGAGTAATATTTGAGATTATAGATAGCGATAGAAAAGGGGAGGAATCATTCTTTGATCCATTAACTAAGAGTTATACTATATTGATTCCTTTCAGTGATACTCATAGTTGGTTTTGTAATCGTGAGTATATAGATTTGCCGTTGGAATTGGATTCAGACTTTATCTTTCAGTTAGAGGTGTTGCATGATATATCTTGTATTGATGTAATGCTTGGGAGTTGTAGCTGTGGTTGGAGTTGCTTACAAATTCGTGAGACTGGCTTTGTGCAGGACTGGTAA